CCCTAGTTCGCTGACTGGCTTGGCAGACGCACCTCACGACAGCGGACGCAACTGAGGAATAGACATGGCTTTCGCGACGATGTCCGGCCCGGTCCGGATGGGCACGGTCAAGGAAAACGCGGGTCGCAATACTGGTCTGCCGGTTCTTACCCAGTCCGCTACGATCCCGTTCTCGGCGATGACAACTTCGCCCACGGCGCAGACTCTCTGCACCATCCCTGCGGGCTCCAAGATCCTTCGCGTCAATGTTGAAGTGGTCACCGCCATTACGGGCGGCAGCGTGACCAACGTGGGTCTGACCATCGGCAAGTCCGGTGGTACTGCCAACCAGTACGTCACCACCTTCAACACCGGCACCAGCGCTGCCAAGGTGACCCAGGCGACGATCGACACCGCGTTGCAGGTTGCTGAGACCAACAACGTTGGTACCGTCGATGTGACTCTCACCGGCACGTTCACGGCGGCGGGTGGTAACCCCACTGCTGGCTCCACGGTGGTGACTGTCGAGTACATCCAGCGCGGCAGCGACGGCGCTCAGTTCCCGGCCACGGCCTGATAGCCAGGAGGTAGCAAATGTCTACCGTCCAATATGATGTCCTAGCAGTCTATGTGACCGCCACGGGTGCCTTGGGCACCAGTGGCCGTTGCAGGGTCAAAAGCGTCTACTACGTTTCGACGGCGGGGGGTACCCTGACGTTTCGCGACGGTAGCGCCAGCGGTCCGATCCGGCTCCAGTTAGCCACGGCTGCATCGGGTGTCGGGCTTTCGGTCATCCCGGGCGAGGGTATCCTGTTCCAAGGCGACCCTCACTTGACCATCACAGGCACTGCAAGCGTCACGGTGTTCTATGGCTAAGACCCCGGCATGGCAGCGTAAGGAAGGCAAGAACCCTAGCGGTGGCTTGAACGCCAAGGGCCGAGCCTCCTACAACGCTGCCAACCCGGGCAAGCCGGGGCTCAAGCCCCCGCAGCCTGAAGGCGGGTCGCGTAGGGACTCATTCTGTGCCCGGATGACGGGCTTAAAGAAGAAGCTTACGAGTGCGAAGACGGCCAAAGATCCTAACTCTAGGGTCAACAAGTCGCTTCGTGCATGGCGGTGCTGAGATGCCCAGCAAGAGCCCTGAGCAACACAACTTCATGGCGGCAGTAGCCAACAATCCGGCGTTTGCCAAGAAGGCTGGGGTTCCCCAGTCGGTCGGTGCCGAGTACATGAGAGCGGACCGCACGCAGTCGCGGTCCAGCCAGCAGACGATCAACAAACCCAAGACCCAGCATGGCAAGAGCGGGTTCTTTGCACGAGGTGGTGAAGTGGCCGAATCCAAAGCGATGATGAAGAAAGAGATCGCCTTCATGCAGAAGAAGGGCGCTCCGAAGTCCATGATCAAGCATGAGAAGGCGGAAGCGGGCATGAAGCCCGGGATGACGGGCATGAAAGTCGGCGGTATGCCCACTGCCAAGACCATGGGTCCGATGGGCATGGCCAAGGGTGGCGCGAAGTACGCTGCTGGCGGCTACACCCGTGCTGCTGATGGTGTTGCCCAGCGTGGCAAGACCAAGGCCAAACAGATCAAAATGGCCGGTGGTGGCCGCGCTTGCTGAGGTGAGACATGGCTAAAGACGCTCCGATCTACCGGGCCGAGATGGGCCAACCGCCCATGCCGGATGAGGGAGCCCCTCCTCCGTCGCGCAAGGCCCCCATGATGCCGTCTCGTCGGCCCATGGCGAAGCCGATGACCCGGCGTGTTCCTGATCCTGCGGATCGTGGCATCTACACCGCTGAGATGGGTCAGCCTCCCGTGCCGTATGAACCGGTGGTGGGCAAGGCCAAAGGCGGCAAGGTTGCTGGCTACGCTAAGGGTGGTTCGGTGTCTTCGGCCTCCAAGCGCGCTGATGGTATCGCGCAGCGTGGCAAGACCAAAGGCAGGTTCGTATGAAAAAAGTTCGTAGGTTTTATGAAGGTGGCGACACCAGCTACGACGAGTACCGTCAGGCTGGCGGTTCCTTTGGCAAAGATACCTATAGCCGCGCCATGGCGCAGGCTCGGGGTGAAGCCTCTGGCGAAGATACGAAGGCAGCAATCGACGCTGCGTTCAAGCGAGAAGCTCCTGCCCGTCGTGCTGCACCTAAGAAGATTGTGGGTACGGGTTCCGGTCGTGGCGGTCAGGGCGGGCCTACGGCAGACGAGTTGGATAATTACGGGCTTAAGCGTGAGATTGATAGGGCACAGGCCCGCGCTCAAGCGCAGGATGTGTCGTCTGATATGAAGAGCGGCCGGGTAGAGCCTATTTACCCAGAAGAGATGATGCCCCCACTTCGAGGGGTGCGTGCCGCCGCTGCCGCTACCAAAGCCGCGCGGGCTTCTCGTAGTTCGCCATCTGCTGCGCGCCCCGATTTGGATACAGCTTTTGAATCGGCACAAAAACAAAAGTTGCCTAGACTTTTGATGCGTAAGCTTGACACCTACGCCAAAGGCGGGTCCGTGTCCTCCGCGTCCAAGCGTGCTGACGGCATCGCTCAGCGCGGTAAGACCAGGGGTAAGTACCTGTGATGGCTAGTCGCGGCATGGGCGCAATCAACCCCAGTAAGATGCCTGGGGCTAAGCGTCGCTCGCGCCGCGATGACACCTCGTTCATGGAGTACGCCAAGGGCGGAGAGGTGTGGGACAAGCCTAACCCCGCCAAGACCTCTAAGCCTTTGAGCCCCGCCAAGAAAGCTGCAGCGAAGGCTGCGGCCAAAGCGGCGGGTCGCCCGTACCCGAACCTCGTCGACAACATGCGTATGGCGCGGAAGAAGTAACGTGACCACCTCCGGCACCGCCACCTTCGACCTTGATCTGACGGAACTCGTCGAAGAAGCCTTCGAGAGGGCTGGCGGCGAGATGCGTTCGGGCTACGATTTGCGCACAGCGCGGCGTAGTCTGAACCTGCTGTTTGCAGATTGGGCCAACCGGGGGCTGAACCTGTGGACGGTGGCCTCGGGCACCATAACCTTGGTCACAGGCACAGCGACCTACAACCTGCCCGATGACACGGTGGACCTGCTGGAGCATGTGATCCGTACCAACGCGGGCAATGCGTCCACGCAGGCGGATCTGACCATCACACGCATCAGCGTGTCGACGTATGCGTCGATCCCCAACAAGCTCACCCAGGCTCGTCCGATCCAGATCTACATCAACCGGCAGGCTCCCACGCCTACGGTGACGGTCTGGCCGGTGCCGGACCCCTCCACCACCTACACGCTGGTGTACTGGCGTCTGAGGCGGCTGCAGGATGCGGGCAACGGTTCCAACACGATGGATGTGCCGTTCAGGTTCCTGCCCGCGATGGTGGCGGGCCTTGCCTACTACTTGGCTATGAAGATCCCTCCGGGAGCACAGCGCCTGCAGATCCTCAAGGCGCAGTACGAGGAGGCTTGGCAGTTGGCGTTTGAGGAGGACCGCGAGAAGGCTGCGGTTCGGTTTGTTCCTCGTCAGATGTTCATCGGGTGATGTATGGCGAACCGGTTTGCCTCAGGCAAGCGGGCGATCGCCGAATGTGACCGGTGTGGCTTCCGCGTCAAGCTGAAAGAACTTCAGCACTTGGTCATCAAGACCAAGCGTGTAGCGATCAAGGTGTGTCGTACCTGCTACGAGCAGGACCATCCGCAGTTGTTGCTGGGCATGTACCCGGTGGAGGATCCACAGGCATTGCGTGACCCACGCCCTGACTTCAGTGGGTACAATGCGTCTGGTCTGAACGCTGCGGGCAACGTCTCTGAAGGTAGCCGGGTCTTCCAGTGGGGCTGGAACCCTGTCGGTGGCTCCCGGATCTTCGATTCAGGGTTGACCCCCAACGCCTTGGTAGCGCAAGGTGCGGTTGGTACGGTAACGGTCTCCATCACTTAGGAGCAACTGTGGACAAGAAGCAAGTCAAGCAGATCGCCGACAAGGCGGTCAAGGGTCATGAGACCCGCATGCATGCCAAGGGCATGAAGAAGGGTGGGCCTACGACGGACGACCGTATGAAGTACGGCAAGAACCTGTCGCGTGCCATGAACCAGAAGACGGGGTGATCATGGAATACAAGAAACCCAAACCCGCTCCGCTGCCCCCGACCAAGGGCGCGGGTTACCCGCAGACCGGGATCAAGACCACGGGGATCAAGACCCGTGGCAACGGCGCTGCGACCAAGGGCGTGACCGCTAGGGGTCCGATGGCATGACGTACACGGAGCTTGTTGCTGCGGTTCAGGGGTATCTTGAGAATACCTTTGAGACCGTCGACATCAACACCTGCATCAAGCAGGCTGAGCAGCGTGTGTTCAACACGGTTCAGTTCCCGGCGCTTCGCAAGAACATGACCGGGGTGACGTCGCTTGGCAACAAGTATCTCCAGTGCCCGGTGGACTTCCTGGCGGCGTACTCAATGGCGGTGGTGGATGGCAGCGGTGCGTATTCGTACCTGCTGAACAAGGATGTGAACTTCATCCGTGAGGCATACCCCACGCCTACCTCGACGGGCTTGCCCAAGTACTACGCCATTTTCGGGCCGCGCAGTGACACGGAGGATGAGCTGACGTTCCTCCTTGGGCCAACGCCCAATGCGTCGTACACCGTGGAACTGCACTACTTCTACTACCCTGAGTCGATCACGGTGGCCGCTGACGGTCGCACTTGGCTGGGGGACAACCTGGACTCGGTGCTGCTCTATGGCACGCTGGTCGAAGCGTACACCTTCCTCACGGGGGAGGCGGATCTGGTTCAGTTGTATACGGGTCGGTACAACGAGGC